GCTGATATCACCACGATTGCTTCAGTGACGGTGATCTATGGCTAAGTCTCCTGCGTGGCAGCGCAAGGAGGGTAAGAACCCTGCTGGAGGTTTAAACGCCAAAGGCAGGGCATCTTATAACCGAGCCAATCCCGGCAAACCCGGCCTCAAGGCACCGCAGCCTGAAGGTGGCCCCCGTAAGAAATCTTTTTTTGCCCGTATGTCTGGCATGAAGAAAAAACTTACCAGCACCAAAACTGCGAATGACCCCAACAGCCGTATCAACAAATCACTTAGAGCTTGGAAGTGTTGATATGAAGCATGAAACAGAAGAAGTAGTTAAGGCAGGGGTAGATGCGCTTTCTGTCTTTACAATGATAGGGGCGTTAGTAAAAGTGTTACCGGCAATAGCTGCAATATTTACGATTGTGTGGACGGGGATTCGTATCTACGAAACCGATACCGTTCAGAAGCTTATTGCTAAGTGGAAGAATCGTGCCAAGTAAAAGCGCAGCACAGGCTAACTTAATGAGGGCAGTCGCCCACAATCCCTCGTTCGCTAAGAAAGTTGGTATCCCGCAGTCTGTTGGTAAAGATTATGCCGAGGCCGATAAAGGCCGTAAATTTGGTTCTGGAGGAACTATGAAAGAGTCTAAGGCGATGATGAAGAAGGAAGTCTCCTTCATGAAAAAGAAAGGCGCTCCTGCGTCTATGATTAAGCACGAGGAAGCTGAAATGTCTGATAAAGCTGGTCGCGCTATGAAGCGACGTACGGCTGATACGATGGGCCGTGCAATGGTTGGCTACAAGGAAGGCGGCTCTGTTTACCGCAAGGTTGCTGATTGCATCGCGTCCAAGGGCAAGACCAAGGGCAAGATGGTCAAAATGAGCATGGGCGGTAAGTGCTAATGAAAAACCTTGCACGGCACTACCGTACGGGTGGCCCGACGCCTCCAAAGTCAGATGCGATGCTGAACGAGGAGATGATCCCCGGCATCCTGAACCAGCCCGGTGATGAGGCCGAAGCCGCTATGAAAAAAGCGGAAGAGAAAGCTCCGGGTATGGATGCGGATCAACCTAAGAAGCCCAAAAAGCCGCCTGTCAAAAAAGCTGCTTCCGGTGGTGTGATGTACGCCCGTGGCGCTAAGGTCGGTTCTGCTTCTAAGCGTGCTGACGGTATCGCCTCGCGTGGCAAGACCAAGGGTCGGTTTGTCTAATGATGCCGTCCCGAGGAATGGGTGCGATTGCTCCTAGCAAGGTTCCTAGAGCCAAGCGACGGGGCGATGATAAGCCTGTGATTGGGACGGGTAAGCCGATTAAGACTTATGCTAAAGGCGGACTCTATGAAAACATTCATAAAAAACGTGCTCGCATTGCTGCTGGGTCGGGAGAAAGAATGCGAAAGCCCGGAGCCAAAGGTGCCCCCACCGCCGAAGCGTTCCATCAAAGTGCGAAGACCGCTAAAAGGTAAGAAGAAGTAATGGCATACAAGACTACAGACACGACTAGCTTTAACCTTGACCTCAACACGATTGTGGAAGAGGCGTTTGAGCGTTGTGGTGCTGAGTTGCGTACTGGGTATGACCTACGTACGGCGAAGCGTAGTTTGTCGTTGCTTCTGATGGACTGGGCTAACCGGGGCATCAACCTTTGGACTTTGGAAGAAGGCCAGCAAGTTCTGACCTATGACCAAGGCACGTATGACCTACCGGTAGATACGGTTGACCTGCTTGACCACGTAGTTCGTACGGGTACGGGCACTAACCAGCAGGACATTAACATTAGCCGTATCTCATCCAGCACTTACCTAGCCATTCCGAACAAGAATGCGACGGGTCGCCCAATCCAGATCTGGATTAACCGGCAAGCTGGTACGACGAACGCCGATGGCTCAATTCAATATCCGCAGTACACTGTTTGGCCGAAGCCCGACAATACGACTACGTGGACGCTGGTCTACACCCGTCTGCGCCGTATGTTCGATGTGGGGTCGGGCGTGAATGGGCAGGATGTCCCGTTCCGTTTTCTGCCGTGTATGGTGGCGGGGCTGGCCTACATGATGTCGATGAAGATCCCCGGTGCTATGGAGCGTACGCCCATCCTGAAAGCCCAGTATGACGAGGCTTGGGACTTGGCGGCTGGTGAGGATCGTGAAAAGGCTGCAGTTCGGTTTGTACCACGTGAGAGTTTCTTGGGTGGATACTGATGCCAAACAGGTTTGCGAGTGGCAAGAACGCGATTGCGGAGTGCGACCGGTGCGGATTCCGGTACAAGCTCAAGCAGTTAAAGTCTTTAGTAATAAAGACGAAGAATGTGAACATTTTGGTATGCCCGGAATGTTGGGAACCAGATCAACCCCAGTTATCACTTGGTTTATATCCAGTTGATGACCCGCAGGCGATTCGGAATCCACGTCCGGACTTGAGTTACTACGAACCCGGCAATGAAGGAGCCGGGGGTAGTAGAATGATCCAATGGGGCTGGGCACCTGTTGGTGGCGCTAGGGCAGATGATGCAGGTTTGACCCCAAATGATTTAATTGGTCAGGGGCAGATTGGAACAGTAACGGTCGCAACGACTTAGGAGAATTGAGATGGCTATGGGTTTGAGAAAAGCTTTGATGGCACACATGAAAAAGGGCAAGGGCGCTCACCCCGATGCTGCTGTTAAGCGTATGAAGGCTGGCGGCGTGACCTCTGCTGAGATGAAGAAGTACGGTCGTAACGTCGCCCGTGCAATGAACCAAAAGTCGCCCACGAAGCCGGGGAAGGGCTGAACATGAGCGAAGAATTCCGTTTCTTCGATTGGAGCATGGACCCAATCGGTAAGTACACGCAGCCGAAGCCGAACAGTGCCCCGACTGGGCAGAATGGCTATCCGGAAAAAGATATCGACAAAGGTATCACGAAGATGGATATGCGCGGTGCTGGTGCGGCTGAGAAGGGTAAGAAGTTCGTCTCGCAGATTAACTTGGAAGAGTAATGAACTACGCACAGCTAACACAAGCGATTCAGGAGTATTGCGAGTCTACGGAGCAGAGCTTCGTGGCGAATATTCCTAATTTTGTGCAGCTTGCTGAAGAGCGGATTTACAACTCCGTTCAGATCCCGGCTATTCGTAAGAACTCAACGGGCACGATGACCTCGGGCAATAAATATATGTCCCTGCCGTCTGACTGGCTCTCGACGTTCTCCTTGGCCGTGATTGACCCGACGACGAACGAGTACACGTACCTCTTAAACAAGGATGTGAACTTTATCCGTCAAGCGTATCCCGGTGCGAACGACAACGGCCTGCCGCAGTACTATGCGATCTGGGACGACAACACGATGATTCTTGGTCCTGCACCGGACTACAACTACACCGCTGAGTTGCATTATTACTACTACCCGGCATCCATCGTTACGGTGGGTACGTCGTGGTTGGGTACGAACTTTGAGACGGTGCTGCTCTACGGGTCAATTCGTGAAGCCTATGTTTACCTCAAGGGTGAGCAGGACATCATGAACTACTACGAACAGAAGTATCAGGAATCGCTCGGTCTTCTCAAACGCCTCGGTGACGGTTTGGATCGTCAGGATGCGTACCGTTCTGGTCAAGTTAGGATTAACGTCACATGATCAATGCAGGATTAGATCTTGGTGGAGTGAAGGTATTTACCACGGACAACCGTGGCTTCACCGCTGAGGAAATTGCAGAGCGTGCTATTGACAAAATCATCTACGTTGGCGACAAGAGCCATCCGGTGATCGCAGAGCAAGCCCGCGCATTTAAAGAACACATCAAGCATGTGTTGGTTCAATATCTTCGGGAGGCACAGGAGTCCGAGAGGATTACGATCTGTGCGAAACTCTCGCAAGCTGGGCATCCTGAAATCGCAAAACTTATTGGAGACCTCTAATGGCTATTTCACAAGCAATGTGCACGTCGTTCAAGGTGGAAATCCTTGACGGCATTCACGCATTTGGCCCGACTGTAACTCGTGCGGGTACTGGCGCTGATACATTCCGTATCGCTCTTTTCACCTCGTCGGCTACGCTTGGTGCGGGAACCACGGTTTACTCGTCTACGAACGAAGTGCCGAACGGCAGCGGCTACACGACGGGCGGTCAGACTTTGACTGTCTCGCAGGTGCCGACTTCGACCAGCACGACTGCGTGGCTCGACTTTGACGACGTGACTTGGACGACGGCGACCATCACGGCCAACGGCGCGTTGATCTACAACTCGACGCAGAACGACAAGGCTGTGGCGGTGCTGGCTTTCGGTGGCGATAAGTCCTCGACGGCTGGTAACTTCACGATCCAGTTCCCGGCGGCTAACTCGACTAGCGCAATCATCCGTATTGCCTAACGGAGGCTGAGATGGCCTTCGTTCTTGCGGATCGCGTCCAAGAGACGAGTACCACGGCTGGTACAGGCTCGATCACCCTTGCGGGTGCAGTATCGGGCTATCAGACGTTTAGTGCGGGTATTGGCAACGCTAACTCCACTTACTACACCATTGCATTGCAGGGTGGTACGGAGTGGGAAGTTGGTATTGGAACGTACACTTCATCGGGCAACACGCTCTCCCGAGATACGGTGTTGGCCTCGTCCAATAGTGGAAGCCCCGTATCATTTTCAGCGGGCACCAAGCAGGTTTTTTGCGATTATCCTGCGTATGAAGCCAACAAGCCGATCAACGAAAGCATCATCAACATTGCCAATAACTATACTATCACTACGGGAAAGAATGGACTGAGCGTAGGCCCAATTACTATTGCTAGTGGAGCTAACGTCACTGTCCCGGCAAATCAAACTTGGATGATTCTCAACGCTGCAGCAGGTAGTGGGTCAGGAACGGTCGCAACGGTCGGTAAGGCCATCGCTATGACGCTTGTGTTTGGAGGCTAATTAGATGGCTAATCCTAATATTATCAACGCAACAGCAATCTACGGAGATAACGTATCCGTATCGCTGACAACCACGGCGGCAACGAGCATTCTGAGCAATGCGGCCAGCAGCGGTAAAGTCTACAAGATCGAAAGCCTTGTGGTAGCAAACACGACTGCAAGTGCGGCCAACATCACGATTAACGTCTATAGCGCAGCGGCTCTTGGCGGTACGGCGTATCCAATCTGCTCGACTGTCAGTGTACCTGCAAACGCTTCGCTGATCGTGATCGACAAAAGCACGATGATTTATTTGAAGGAAAACCAATCGGTTGGTGCCACGGCAGGTACTTCTAGCGCCCTTGTTGTTACGGCCTCGTGGGAGGACATCTCGTAATGACGGCGAGGTATCCCGGCGGCTTTATTCGAGCAACTGCCCCGACGGTCACTACATCGTCGGCTACGGGCATTTGGTTGCTTTCGCAGTATGCAGTTTACAAAGCCGCAGGAACATGGCCGCTCCCGAATTACACCATCATTGAGCAATTCCTTGCCTCTGGCACTTGGACTGCGCCGACCGGAGTTACGTCCGTTGATTATCTTGTTGTCGGCGGCGGTGGTAGTGGGGGCGGACTTGGATCGCCAAACCCCGGTTACTACGGCGGTGGTGGCGGCGGCGCTGGTGGTTTTAGAACTGGCACCGGATTGGCCGTTACCGCAGGATCGGATTACACGATTACCGTTGGCGCAGGCGGTGCTGGTGCTGCAAGCAACACTCGCGGTCCAAACGGCAACGATTCGGTATTTTCAACAATTACCGCGACAGGCGGCGGCGCGGGTGGCACGCAAGGAACTGCGCCCGGTTCCGGTGCTGCTGGTGGCTCTGGCGGTGGCGCTCGGTTTGGCGGCACAGGTGGCGCAGGAAATACGCCTAGCACTAGCCCGTCCCAAGGCAGTAATGGCGGAAGCCCACTTGGAACTGAACCGACCGGAAGCGGTGGCGGTGGTGGCGCATCTGCTGTTGGCTCTAACGCTACATCAAGCACTAGCGGTGCGGGTGGCGCAGGAACAGCGTCAACAATATCCGGCTCAAGTGTTACTTACGCTGGCGGCGGTGGTGGCGGTGGCTACGCTAACGGCAGTCCTGCTATTCCCGGAGCGGCTGGCGGCTCGGGTGGCGGTGGCGCTGGCGGCAGTAACTCTGCTGGTACGAGCGGCACAGCCAACACAGGTGGCGGCGGGGGCGGGGCAAGTTCTGTATCTAGCGCGGTTGCAGGCGGCGCAGGCGGCTCCGGCATCGTCATCCTTTCCTACGCTATGGCGACCGGCACTCCGATCATCTTTAAGTCCACAGCAACGTGGACTGCACCGACCGGCGCAACGACGGTGGATTACCTTGTCGTAGCGGGTGGTGGTGGCGGTGGAGCGGACGGATTCAGTCCTTTTGGTGGAGGCTTTGGCGGCGGTGGCGGTGCCGGTGGTTTCCGCACAGGAACGGCATTAAGTGTTACCGCAGGAACTGCATATGTTGTAACAGTAGGCGCAGGAGGCGCAGGCAATCCAGATGGAACCGCTGCACAAGGAGGAAAAGGCGGCGATTCTACGTTTAGCACCATTACGTCTGCCGGTGGTGGGGGTGGGGGATATTCAAGTGGGCCATCAAATCCAAATCAAAATGGTGCAAATGGCGGCTCTGGTGGCGGTGGCGGCGGTCTTAATGGAAACGGCACAACTGGCGGAACAGGCAACACTCCATCTACATCGCCAAGCCAAGGAAGTAATGGAGGCACCGGAACAACTGTTGCAAATTATGGAGCAGGCGGCGGCGGTGGCGCGTCTGCGACTGGCGGAAACGGGACATCAACCGTTTCTGGAAACGGAGGCGCGGGAACGGCGTCAACCATCAGCGGATCGTCTGTTACTTATGCCGGTGGCGGTGGCGGTGGTGGATCGTCGGTTTATCCAGTTACAAATGGAACCGGCGGTTCTGGCGGCGGCGGCAATGGAGGGACACCTGCGGTGGCCGCTCAAAACGGAACGTCTAATACAGGCGGCGGTGGCGGCGGCGCAGGAGATTATGCGTCGGGCAAAAATGGCGGCGCTGGCGGCTCCGGTATCGTAATTTTGAAGGTGAACTAATGAAGGCTTATCAACTCGTAGGCATCAACACGGCTATGCACTTGCTGCGCCCCGGCGCAAAGTGGGAAATCACGGGCGGAGTAGGTTTTACCCGTTGGGAAGACCCACGACCGCAGCCCTCAATGGAAGAAGTCATGGAAACCATTGAAAAGATCAAAGCCTTTGAAGATTCCATTAACACCATCCTGTTGCCCGAGCAACAAACGGCAATGGAAGCGCAGATGGAAAAGGTTGAAGAGGCAATGAACTCGTGAACCTACACGGCATATTTCCGACGCCGGTTGGCAAATTCACACTTGGCCGTGAC